ACCTAGTAGGTTCTTAGACACATTGGCAACGCCCTTGTCTGCGTGGTTCGCGTCCGTCACATCCTCGGATGCTTTGCGATCTTTCTTGCGTGCAGTCCAGACGCTTGCGTTGAAGTCAACGATCATTGCCGCTGATGATATTGATGGTGTCGTTGTGACGTGGGCTTTCCAGTCTTCCATCATTTTGGTGTGTGATGTCTCGGTCATAGTATTCATAGTCGGTACTCCTGTTTGATTTAGGGATTTCCCTAAATGGTTGATGTTATTCTGTAATTTCCTCGTTGTCAGGGTTATCAACCCATGACCTCCGAATGTATTTAGCCGCCCACTCTTTATCCCTGTCGTTGTGTACCAAAATAAAACTTAGGTGGTCACGCAAGCGTATGACTTCTTCTGTGGACATATCAATACCGACCCCTGCGCTAAACGGCGCGTTGATCTCAAACGTGTAGGTTGCTTTATCTTGCAACTCTCCAACAACTTTTACTTCAAGGTTCATTTCAAACCCTGCTTCCAATCCGTTATACTTCATCACGTACTCCTAACGTGTTTTCTGGTTGAGGTCTAACAAGGCTGACTTTTTAGTCACTCGGGTGTAGCCTTGCTTGGGCATCGGTACTACGCACCAGCTTGCACGTTGACTGGTGGCTTGATAGTCACCGCAATCTAGGCAAACATTGTAGCCGATCTGTTGACGGCGTAGGCTGTAAGTAGCGCCACAACCGATACATTCGGGACGATAAGACATAGTGTGTACTCCCTCCATTTAGGGATTTCCCTAAATGACAATAAGTGTTGCTGTAACAAGACACAGGTGCGCCCCGATAGCTAACTGGATGCTAACTATTCTATAGTTATATCACAAGTATCAGGAAATGTCAATACGTGGTAGAATAAATCGTTAGGTGTGTATTGGTGTTGTGTGACGTTCTGTGACGTTGTGGGGGTCTGTAAGTGCTTGATAACAAAGCTAAGTAGCTAAGTAGCTAAGTACCCTTATGTATATGTCTAGGTCTGAGAAAGGTTTTTAAGCGAGAAGACCCCCTCTTACTCTCTTCAATAAAATAAATATATATATATATAAATAAGTGGTACTTACGGTACTTAGCTTTGTTATCAACGACTTAGGCTCCATTTAGGGTGCTTTTCAAACGGTACTTACGGTACTTAGCTTTGTTATCAATGGGTTAGCGCATACGACGGGCGTGACGCTACAAAACTACTGGTATCGTACTGTTTAGGGAAGTCCCTAAATGAAGTACCCTGTGTCGTAACCCTTGGGGAACATGGCCTAGCGTGTCAGGGCGTGACGCTGCATAACTACTGGTATCCTACGTTTAGGGATTTCCCTAAATGAAAAAAAGACCCGCCGAAGCGGGCCTAGTAGTGTGGCGTGGTGTCGGTGTAGCACGTTGAGTGGTGGGGCGCAAGCTATCGTGTGAGGCGGAACGCTACACTACTACTGGTATCATAGGGCATAAAAAAATGGGGAACCTTTCGGCTCCCCTTGATGTTAATTGTTTTCCCATGATCTTCTAAGGTTCTTTATAACGTCCATGGCCATTTGGATTTCTAATACGAACGCGCTATCTTCAAACGTGTTATGGTATCGACTATCCACAGTAACCAATTCCTTGTCCTTGTTGCGTACCATTTGACTTGTCATATCACAATAAAACGAAACCGTGTTATCCTCACCCATAAAGGCCAGCATATTCCCATAAACATATGTATCTTGAATATTTAGTGTTGCCATAGTTTTTAATCTCCAGTTGGTTTGGGGCTGGCGTTATTACCAGCCCCATTTAGATTATACCTTTATACCCATTGTTTCCATGCATGATAGGCTCGCATTGCGTAGGGTCTTGTATCGAGCGCCAAGCTCAACCTTATTGTTATTAATAAAGGCCAGAACAGTTCGCATATTATTGGTATTCTTTTCTTCAGCTGTTAGCTCAACCTTAGTCTTCAGAGTAACAACACCCTCGCGGACGCTTTCAATCTTGGTAAGGTTCCCCTTAGTCTCTGCATAGACCACGGGGTCCTGTCGTAGCATCATAGCGTTCTTAATGTCCTTGACCTTAGAACCTACTTCCGTAGTACTTGCGCCCTTGCCAAACTGGAGCAATACAGATTTCACAACCTCCTTCAGTAGAGTGAATTGCTCCTCCTCGCAAGTTGATTTGCCATTGGCCACGTTGGCCTTGGTAGGTGCAACGGTATCGGTCCAGCGGATATCAGTCTTTAGATCATCCCACTTGATCGCAACGTCCGCGTCCCCTTGAAACGCGGTAGTGAATGCGGCGGTAACCTTGTCCATGATATCTTTAGAGAACTTGATATTGGATGTTTGACCTGTTTTTACTTGTGACATTGTGTATTCTCCGATTTGTCTGGGCTTGATCGTATGCCAATCCCTTCTGACACTTACATAATGCCATGTCATGGCGTGTTACACAACGGATAGAACTTGATATCCAAGGCCAAATCCATTTAGGGAACTCCCTAAATCACCAATGAAAATAGGGTACCCTACCCCACCCGTCCCGCTGTGGCATTTTATGGGTGTGACACGCTAGTAATACTAATCTGCGTGAATAAATTGGTATTTTTTGAAAACCCCCCACCCCTTTTTAGAAACCCTTGCCAAAAATTTTTTTGTACCCTATTACTACGTTACACGGTTAATAACCTGCGAAATGATATGACATTGAATCTGATACCCGAACTAGGTGTACCCTTAGAGGATGAAGTGAAGCAAATTCCTTTACCTGAACGTACCTTTGCACTGTCTAACACAGTAGAAGAACTAGAAAAACACGGGCTAGACACCACTCCAGACGAGAATGACAAAGAGGTTGCGGCTGTTTTAGCCACTGCGTACGCGCAGGACCCCGATAAGACGTCTCGGAAGGTCACAAACAAACGCGCAGCGAAGCTAACACCCCCATCTGTTAGGATGGCAGGGGCTATAATAGAGGAATTTAACCATTCTGTGGTGGAATCCGCCAAGCAACTGCGCAACCTAGTAACAAACAAGCTCATCATAGAGTCAGAAAACCCTGATCCACGTGTACGAATGCGTGCTATAGAGCTTATGGGTAAGATATCAGACGTAGGACTGTTCACAGAGAAGTCTGAAGTGACCATTACCCACCAAACCACCGACGATATCAAGGAAAAACTCCGCAGTAAGCTGGCAAAACTGGTAAATCCAGAGCCAGAAGTAGAAGATGCCACCATTCTGACCGCTAAAACACTAGATGTTGACGAAGAGTTTGGGTTTGACGACGATGACTGAGGGTTTTGACTTTAGCGAAGACGATATTGAGACAATGTTGACTAACCTTGACTCGTTTAGCGAGGAAGAAGTGGCTGAGATTGACCGTATGGTGGACGAACTGTCTACAAGGTCCAAAAACAAACTAGCGTATGACGATCTGATTGAGTTCTGCAAACTTATGATGCCTGAATTTATCGTGGGTAAGCACCACCGCATCCTTGCTGACCTACTTATGGACATCGAAAGGGGTGAGAAAGACCGTATTTGTGTTAACATCCCACCACGCCACGGCAAATCACAGCTTGTGTCTATCTTCTTTCCAGCATGGTTCTTAGGTAGAAACCCGGACAAGAAGGTTATGATGGTGTCTCACACCACAGACCTAGCGGTAGACTTTGGTCGTAAGGTGCGTAACTTAATAGCCCTAGACGATTACAGGTCTATATTCCCTACCGTAAAGCTGGCACAAGACAGTAAGTCAGCGGGTCGTTGGAATACCAACGTAGGGGGAGAGTATTATGCTTGTGGAATTGGTTCTGCTCTCGCTGGTCGGGGCGCAGATTTACTGCTTGTTGATGATCCACATTCTGAACAAGACGTAATCAACGGGAACTTCGGTGTCTTTGAGAAGGCGTATGAGTGGTTTACCCTCGGCGCTCGGACACGTCTCATGCCGGGAGGACGTGTGGCTATTATACAAACACGTTGGCACCTAGATGATCTTACTGGGCGTGTGGTACGTGACATGGGTAAGAACGACCGTGCGGATCAGTATGAAGTCGTTGAGTTCCCCGCCATCCTAGACGTCGTTAACAAGAAAACCAAAAAGACAACTCAGAAGCCGTTATGGCCTGAGTTCTTTGACTTAGAAGCCCTACTACGTACCAAAGCCTCTATGCCTGTGTTCCAGTGGAACTCGCAGTATCAGCAGCAGCCTACCACAGAAGAAGCCGCTATTGTTAAACGTGAGTGGTGGAACGAGTGGATTAAAGATTCGCCCCCATCCTGTGAATATATTATCATGTCGCTTGACGCTGCAGCCGAGAAACACAACCGTGCAGACTTTACAGCGCTTACCACATGGGGGGTGTTCTTGAACGAAGAGACCAGCGCTTACAATATTATATTGTTAAATAGCATAAAACAGCGTATAGAGTTCCCAGAACTTAAGCAGCTTGCGATGGAAGAGTACAACGACTGGGAACCAGACTCGTTCATTGTGGAGAAGAAAAGCTCTGGTGTAGCCTTGTATCAAGAGATGCGACGTATGGGTCTACCAGTGTCTGAGTACACACCACATAGAGGGTCGGG